TAGTGCGCTCGCTCAATACGCAGCCAACGAAGTCAAAGCCTACGGAATCACTCGAACCTTTGGACAAGCCGTTGTCGATCGCATTACAAGTGGCGTTAAAGTTTCCAAAACCTCGAAGATTGGCGAGTTCTCTTACGGATTCGCGTCTCAGCGTTTCTCTGGTGGAGGATCAACTAAAGACCTCTGGGCAGGTTACGAATTCGGATCTAATCGTTATCGTCAGTTCCCAAGACGCACCCCTCGCAAAGGCAGAGGAAATTCTGGCTATTTCATCTATCCAGCACTTCGCAAAATTCAGCCTGAACTAGTAAAGAAATGGGAAGAAGCATTTACAAAGATATTGAAGGAGTGGGATAAATAATGGCTGGAAGTAGAACCCTTAAGTTATCCATCCTTGCTGACGTTGATGACCTTAAGAAGAAGCTGGACGTAGGTTCAAAAGAAGTTGAAGGCTTTGGCGGTAAATTAGAAAAATTCGGCAAAGTCGCTGCTGCCGCTTTTGCTGCGGCTGCTGCCGCTGCTGCGGCTTATGCCGGCAAGTTAGCAATTGAAGGCGTTAAAGCTGCAATCGAAGATGAAGCTGCTCAACGACGTTTAGCCCTTGCTCTAGAAAATGTAACTAATGCTACCGATGCACAAATCAAAGCAGTCGAGGAGCAGATACTCAAGACATCATTAGCCACCGGCGTAGCCGACGACAAACTTCGCCCAGCACTTCAGCGCTTAGCGGTAGCAACGGGATCAGTAGAAAAATCTCAAGAGCTTTTAAGCTTAGCCCTTGACATCTCGGCCGCCACAGGAAAAGATGTTGAGACAGTCACTAACGCATTGGCTAAGGCATACGAAGGCAATAACACAACACTTACCCGTCTAGGTGTTGGAATTACTGCCGCTGAAGCTAAAACTCTTGGTTTTGAGGGAACTGTAAAGCAACTGTCCGAGACATTCGGCGGCGCTGCGGCAACTCAAGCCAATACCTTTGAAGGTCAGATAAATAGATTGAAAGTTAGTTTTGATGAAGCAAAAGAATCTGTGGGAGCGGCTTTGCTTCCTATTCTGCGCCAACTATTAGATTACTTTGTCAACGTTTTAATTCCCAAATTCCAAGAAGCAAAACGAGCGGCAGTCGATCCAATTATTAAAGCGTTTAGAGATAATGAAGAAGCCTTGCGCGACCTATGGGCATTTGTTAAGAACTTCCTAATCCCTATTTTTGAAAATGGCTTGGTTGCGGCAATTAAAGCCGTCGGCGCTACTATTGCTGGAATTATTACAGTCGTCGCAACTGTAACAAATAAAGTCAAAGAATTAGCAAACGACGTCATTGAAGCAGTTAATAAAATTATTCGGGCTTACAATTCCATTCCTTTATTGCCTAACATTTCAACTATCCCGAAAGTTGGCACAAGCTCTACCGCGATGACTGGTTCTATTCCAACAGCCAACTTACCTTTTGGCGGAGCAACATTAGGCGGCGGAACGACAGGCGGCGGAACTAGCGGCGGTGGCACAAGCGGGGGAACTGGTGGCGGTTCTGTTGGTGGCGGAACTGGTGGTGGTTCTAGTATTGCTGGAACTATCGCTGGGGTAATTGCTGGAACTAATGCGGCTTTTGATGCTTTTAATAATGCCAGAACTGGCGGAGCAGTTAACGGCGTTTTTGATCCAAGCTCATTCCGCAAAACTGAAAACGCTGGATTGACGATTAACGTTAATTCGCCAAGCATTATTGACGAAGAAGGATTTACTCGAGCTGTCGTTTTAGCCCTCAATAACTCAACCAATCGCGGCACTACCGGTGCTGGCGACCTACGGACTAACGCTCAGATTCTATGACCGCTTGGACGCCCGTATGGAGAGTAAGAGCTAACGGCGATACCGTCACCGGCGTAACTCTCGCCAACCTAACTATCACATCTGGTCGAACAGATATTAACTCGCCTACCCCTGCTGGCTATTGCTCTTTGCAGTTAATTAACACAGATAACAGCGTTTATAACTTTGCCGTCAATACTTCCATCCTCATCGAAGTTCAAGATTCTAACGCTGATTATGTGCCGCTCTTTGGTGGTCGCATTTCAGATATTCGTCAAATCGTCACAAGTGCAGGATCAGAGGCCGCAGTTACAACAATTAACATCACAGCCACCGGAGCTTTAATTAGGCTTCAGCGAGCGACCTTCGATGGCAACTTAGCCGAAGGATTAGACGGCGCACAGATTCTCGATTTACTTGACGATTTATTGTTGGCTAGTTGGAACGAACTTCCACCTGCCGAAACTTGGGCTACTTACGACCCTGCGACAGAGACTTGGGCTGAAGCTGGAGATATTGGCTTGGGCACTATCGACGCTGGCGAATATACGATGGCAAGCCGTCAGATTACGGATCAAGTTATTTCAACAGTAGCCAATCAAATCGCTTCCTCAGCTTTGGGCTATTTGTATGAGGATGCTAACGGAAATATCAACTACGCAGATGCGAGCCATCGACAGGATTACCTAGTTGCCAACGGATACACCGACCTCGACGCCGCTCACGCAATCGGCGCAGGAATCGGAATAGTCCAGCGACAGGGCGACATAGCCAACAAAATCATTATTGACTATGGCAACAATTTCAATTCTCAATACATCGCTCAAGATTCTACTTCACAGGGAACTTATGGTCTTTATGCAGAGCAGTTTTCGAGCTACTTAAAGAACACCTCAGACGTCGAAGATATGGGAGACCGGCTAATTAGCCTTCGCGCCTACCCTCGCTACCTTTTCCAATCCATAACCTTCCCATTGCAAAACCCTGAGATTGACGACGCGGATCGAGATGCCTTACTAAATATCTTTATGGGTCAACCCGTCCGCATCACTAACCTTCCGCCTCAAATGCTCGGTGGCGAGTTCACCGGTTATGTAGAGGGATGGACATTTAGGGCGTCGGTGGGTGGCCTTTCAATCACCTTTAATGCCTCACCAACAGAGTTCTCGGCCGTAGCCCAACAATGGGCACAGGTCAACGCAGCAGAAAGCTGGAATAGTGTGCTTAATACCTTAGAATGGCAGGACGCGATAGGAGTGATTAGTTAATGGCAACAACAACGAATTTCGGCTGGGAGACTCCGGACGACACAGATTTAGTCAAGGATGGCGCTCTTGCGATGCGCACACTTGGCAACGCCATCGACACTTCTTTAGTCGATCTTAAAGGCGGAACGACCGGACAGGTTTTATCCAAGACTTCCAATACAGATATGGATTTTACTTGGGTAACTAGCGATGATGCCAACGCAATTCAAAACGCGATAGTTGACGCTAAAGGTGATCTCATCACCGCAACCGCAGCGGACACTCCAGCCCGTCTTGCTGTCGGAACTAATGGACAAGTTTTAACAGTCGATTCAACTACCGCAACAGGATTAAAATGGGCGACTGCAAGTTCCGCTTCCACTTTTGTCGGTTGTTCTGTCTATCCTTCGGGATTGCAAACTGTCTCAAATGATAGTTGGACGGCGATTAACTGGGGCGCTGAATTTTTTGATTCTAATTCGTTTCACGACAATACAACAAACAACACAAGATTGACAATTCCAAGCGGAAAGGGCGGCTATTACTTTATTGGAGCAACTGTCGGCTGGAATGACAATGGCACAGGCGTAAGAGAGCACAAAATTTACTTAAATGGCGCTGCTTATTCTCCAATTAGAGCTTACACATCAGTTTGGAATGCAGGTTCAGGCAAAGAAACTGTTGCTTACATAGCAACGATTTTGTCATTGAGCGCAGGGGATTATATCGAAGTATATGGTCGTCAAACAAGTGGTGGAAATTTAAGTGCTACAACAGTTGGCAATTTTTCAATTAGTCTATTAGGAGCATAATGAAAACGTTTGCTAAACCCGAAAATCTCAATGGTGCTGAATTGAAAGATGAATTGAAAGCTTCTGGCATTATTGTGACTGAAATTCACGATTTTTCTAATGGTTTTATCGGTTTTGATACAGACGATGAATCGGAAGCGGCTAAAGTTGTCGCTAAACATAACGGAACAACAATTGCGCCCGAATTAACAGTTGAAGAAAAACTTAACTCAGTTGGTCTAAATTTGGAAGATTTAAAAACAGCTTTAGGAATCTAATGCCAAAACTTTGTAAAGCTGGCATCCAATTAAGGGAGCAAATAGATGACGATTTTCCTGATCGCGACCGGCGTTCTGATGGTTGGGTTGCTGACGCTAGGCATATTGCTAAAGGTAATTCTGACCATATACCAGACGCTAGAGGAATCGTCCGAGCTTTAGATATTGACGCCAACCTTAACGCGCATCCTGAGGAAACTTATGCGTTAGTGGAAAAGATCCGTAAATGTGCCAAGCGCGGCGATAAGCGGATTAAATACATTATTTACGACGGCAAAATTATGAGTCCGATATTGGGTTGGAAGCGCCGCAAATACAAAGGCGCAAATCCTCACCGCTCGCATTTTCATATTAGCTTTACAACTTTGGGAGACAATGACGGCAAATGGTTTAACCTCGAAGGAGACAATAATGAGCGACCTCAAGAAGATGGCCGAAAGCTGGGCCAAGACCTTCCTAGCAACAGCACTCGCAACCTACCTCGCGGTGGGCTGGGATGTCGATGCGATTGCAAATGCGGCTCTAGTATCAGTCTTGCCTAGCATTATCAACTGGCTTAACCCTAATTACGAGCGTTACGGAAAAGTCCGGTAATGGATGCAAATACCATCGCTGGATTCGTAGCTTCGGTTCTCGGATCAATCGCCCTACTTATCGCCGGACTGCGTTACATAATCAAATTAGAAAATATCCCCATTGTGTCGCGCCTTGATAAAATGGAGTCT